CGGACTGACATTGCCAAAACCACCTTTTGAAGGAGTGGCAGATAGACCCGATTATCTTGTCGGTGGAGCTCTAGGCCGATTCTTTCGCACTAAGATAAATTGCAGCAGTCCCCTCGAAAGGGAGGAGTTACTGCAGGGTATCAAAATGCTGAAGAAGGGCTTCCCAAGACCCGATGAAGTAATTCTACGGATCAAGGAAAAAGAGTTTCTCGAGAAGATGACCACGGAAGTTGACCAATCAGTAGGTAGTAAGTTTCTAGTCGATTGGGCAGATATGGATGATTACCCAGAGGAAATCAATGCTGTTTTAACTAAGCAGTCTATTAAAGACGAGCTTGTAAGAACAGTCAAAGAAATCTTCAATGGTGTCACCTATACCTACCAAACTCGGCTGGAAGCCTTCTTTCCCAGTACGTCAGCGAACTATATCAATAGTCGCTCGCAAGCCGGAGCGGTCGGAACTCTATTAGAGAGTGGACTACTCGAAGGGCTACGTACAGAAGGGGGCCTACTGAATGTGAGAGAGAGAAGACGGGAGGAGGAGGAAATGGAAAGTCCAGAAATAGGGATTAGAAAGTATGAAGTACTCTCGGAAGACTCCGAGCTGAAGGCAAAGTTCCAAACTTTGTGGCACAGACTGATCAAAAAGGCTTCCGAGGAAGAGCCACTGGTAAAACCAGTAGCACTGCCCGAGGCACTTAAGGTCAGAATGATCACAAAGGGACCACCATTTCAGCAAACAGTACTTCATTCCCTATGGAAGTTTATCCATTCAACACTGCGAAAGCATCGAACATTCCAGCTGATAGGGAAACCAGTAACGGAAGAGATCATTCTAAATGTCTTGGGACGAAATCTCAAGGCAGATGAAAAGTATCTCTCCGGCGACTATGAAGCCGCAACTGATAATCTTAAAAGTTGGGTATCCGAAACTATTGCAGAAGCATTGGCCGTAGAACTGAAACTAAGCGAGATTGAAAAATCTCTACTTATTCGAAGTCTAACCGGTCATGTATTCGAGAATGGAAAACGTCAAGTTCGAGGACAGCTGATGGGAAGTATCACTTCCTTTCCAGTGCTCTGTCTTGCAAACGCAGCACTCTGTCGATGGGCAATGGAGTTAGCCTCAAAGAAGAAAATTCTTCTAAGAGACGCTCCACTACTAGTCAACGGAGACGACTGCGCTATGCGAGGCACAGAGAGCTTGTATCGATTTTGGCAAACTATTACCGCTGCTGCAGGATTGACAGAGTCAATCGGGAAGACCTACTTCACAAAGGAGTTTGTTGACATTAATTCAACAAGTTTCCTTCGTGAGGCAGAACCTCACAATGTAGCAACAGCTAGTGGCAAAATCCGACCAAGTTTTCTCAGACTCACACGATACGTTAATCTCGGTCTGCTTAAAGGGCTGAAGCGATCTGGCGTAAAAGCCGGAGCACACAGCGAAGCAGCTGGTCTCATCGACCTCACCGAGGCTAGCAGTAACATGGGAGCAAGAGCAAGGGAATTAATCGATTACACTCCAGAGCGGCTCACAGAGTCTGCAATGAAGATCTTTATCAGCTATCACAAAGAACTACTGGACAGGGTACACTTACCATGGTATATTCCTGAGTGGCTTGGAGGGCTTGGAATTCCGGCCGGTCCATGGGGAAAGCCGTCAGACCTCGATCTAAGGATCGCGCGTCGACTGCTTCTCAAATGGAAGACCGAAAGACCTATCCCAACTAACACAAAGGAGACGCCATGGAAGATTTGGAAGGAGGCAAGTAAGAGACTGCCCGAACCGGTATATTCAAGAGTGAAAGGACCCGCGACAGAGGAGTACAACCATCTGGTTTCCCAGAAGTGTGTTGACCTCCTCTTCGACTCGTCCATCACGATTGAACAACTCTACGAGTTGACCGATGTTCGCAAGCAAAAACTTATCCTCCGGCATAATGAACGTCTTTGGAATCCGGCCCATGGTGGGTTACCAAAACCACTTAATGAGCAAGACCTCCAATTCTGTGCATTATACCCCAACTTTACCCTAAGCCATCCCCCCC